GACAGCATTGTCAGCCAGCGTCGACACGCCAGTGCCGCCGTATGCGACGCCAATGTCCGTTCCCTGCCATGTGCCAGCGGCGATAGTTCCTGTATCGGCGATGCCTGCTGAGAAGGTAGTTGCTTTGGCTATGGTGATAGCTTCAGAACTATTAGTCGTGACGAATGTTATGTAGGCATTGTCTGCCTCTTCGATGATAAGAGCACTAGCTTGGTTGTCTGGTATCTTGATTGAGTTCTCGCCAGCGTTAGAAAACTGCAACGCTCCATCAGCGCCACCAGACAGAACCAAGTCACCTGCTATATCGGCAGATGATGAGAGGTCTAAGGTTGCCGCGTCTAGCTCTCCCGATAAGGTGATGTCAGTTGCCCCTGTAATGGCTCCGTTAAGAGCTACCGCGCCGTTAATATCTACCGTGGTGTCGGACTCTATAGTCAGGACACCATCAGCAGACTGGTGAATGAAGGTGCCAGCATCACCGAACTGAATCTTCATCGTGGAGTTCAGCAAAATGCCAGCATCCGCTACATGCGTGAGCGTTACATCCTGGTCATCGCCGAGGTTGATGACCGCGCCGTCCGCGAGGAATAGGTCTGAGAACTCTAGTGAGGCTGTGCCTAGATAAGCGCCATCAGAAGCATCTGGCGCGAACCCTGTGGTGGCAGTAACAACAGTGCCCTGAACTGTCCCAGTAGAGGTAATGTTGCCTGAACCAATAGTTCCTAGCCCACTGACATTCCCGCTTGTGTCGAATGTATAGTTCCCATCCGAAAGAGCGCCCGTCAGCGTGATGTCGGTGATGCCCGTGAGTGCGCCATTGAACGCCACCGCGCCGTTGATGTCTATCGTGGTGGCCGCTATCTGTATCTCAGTGTCAGCGACTAGGTCCAGTTGACCATCGGCTGACGAGTAGATGTAGATAGCGGTGTCGTAGAAGCTGATGCGCTCAGTGCCGTTCATCAGGATGTCGTCAGAGAACTTGAAGTAGTCCTCGTCTTCCATCCAGGTGATAACGCCATCGGCAGTGTTGGCATCGAATGTGAGGGTGATGTCCGTGTCTCCCCCAGACCCTATCGTCAGGGCATCCACGTTCATGTCAAAGGACATGGCGGCAGCGTCGCTGGATGTGATGGTCCAGACATTGGCCAGCGTGCCCGCCTTCATAACGTCGAATTCAATTTGCCCGTCTTCAGTTGTGGTGGTGACATCCTTCGCGACCACCGTCATCCGAGCGAACTCGTCTAGATTCCCAGCAGAATCGTGCATCTTGAATGACAGGTAGATCTCGTCGTTGTCTGCCTTTGTGGAGTTAGCCCCGCTGAAGACCGCAACCTGATTGGCTGCGCTATTGGTCAGGTTGGTGAACGTGGCCGCAGGCGTGGTGGCTCCCGTGTTGTTGCGGACATCCACCTCCTTGAACGAGACCTGGTCGTCCCAGCGGATATACCGCACCGAGTTGCCCTCGGTGATCTCAACGTCGTAGCGGTCCTGGTCAGCCTCGTTGAAGTACCATAGCCCGTCCGAGTCAGTGGTGGTGGTTGCCTCTGTGGTGGCTGTGCCAGTCTCGAGCAGCTTGACGGTGGCGCCGCTCACGGCATCGCCATCGTCTTGGAACACATACCCTCTAAAGTTTACTGTCATGCTCTACTCCCAGGAGTGGTCATGGTATCTGAGCGCCTCGCTAACAAGCCAGTCAGCATCTTGGATAAGCTTATCGTAATCTAAAAATATAAGATTGACCCCGTTCCCCGCAAGCTGCGCCCTGGCTAGGATATCGCGGCCCCGGGTTTCCAAGCCGCTGTGATGATTGTAGAAGCTCTCCTGAACCTGCATGGCGAGATCGGGCGGATTAAAAAATAAAAAATCCACCTCTACATCTGATTCCAGCCTGCGCCCCTGAGAGCTGGCTCGGTACGAGAAGTCCCTGCCTGGCTGCTTGCCTGCTCGCGTCAGGGCGTCGAACGCAACGTACTCTCCCTCGGTGCCGGGCCAATCGTCAGGAGCCAGGGATTCGCGAGTGGTCATCAGCCCTCCAGGATCACAGCCCAGCAGACCTTGTCGCCGTTGGTGGCGGCATCCACATATACGCTGGAGAATGCTATGGAGCCGCCAGCGTCCGCGAAGTCGATCTCGATCTCGTTGCCAGCGGACAGCTCGTACCCGTTGGTTGTGGAGACATCGCTGACTCCAATATAGGCAATCCCTGAATTGGCCGCAAGGGCCTTGGCCTTGAGCCATAGGACGCGGTTCGCCACGTTGGCCAGTTGCTGCTCCGTCCCCGAGGTGGACACGGTTGTCGTGCCTGCGTCGAAGATCACGGCTCCACCATGCTGATCGTAGCCATGCCCCGCTCGTCGTGTCCGCTATACTCCAGGCCCGTGGCGGAAACGACATCCACATAGAAGTTTCTGGTTCCGCCAGAATCGTCCCTGAACGTGAACTCGTTTAGCGTGGTGTTCTCAATCGCCGTCAGCAGGGCGGACCGCAGTTCCTGGGGGGTTTTCCCTTTGTATTCCTTGTTCAGGTCCACGTTCACCTGATGGCCCCACTTGGCAGGCAGCTTCTTGCGCCATTCGAGCGTCAGGCTTATAACGTCAGGGGTCTTCTTTTTGTAGTTGGCCGTGGTGGTGGTGGTGGTCCTGACCAGATTGAGCTTAAACTTGATCGCTCTGAAGGCGGTGCCAGCGGAGGAGCCGAACGTGTAGGTGTCGATCCCTGCGGTGGCTCCGATGCTCGTCGAGGTGACCACCGATGCCTCGGTGTAGGATTCGGAGTAATCCGTGGCATACGACACGGTCACCCTCTCGGTGGAGCTGACATCCTGCACCTCGGTCTTGAGTCTCAGAGCCAGCTTATCCACCTCGGACTGGCCTGCGTTGAACCAGGGCGTTTCATGCACCCCGGACTCGGCGTACTCAAACTCGGTCACCCTCGAGGGGTTGATGATATCCACGGGCAGCTTCATGTAGTACACATAATCGTCGTACCCGAACCAGAGCCTGTAGTTCTCGTTGACATTGCTATAGGCGTTGGACACATGCATGGCGTCGATCCTTCGGCCTGCCGTGTCGGCCACCCATTTGGCCTCCCAGCCCAGCTCGTTGTATCCGAGGATGCTGCTGTAGCCCGTGCCGGGGTCTATGACCGTGGAGCCGAGGCCGCCAACGCCCGTGGCCGCTGACCACTGGTATGGGATGCTGTCGGAAGAAGTGATGTTCGGAGCCGTGGTCGCGTCCACCCCTACCAGCAGCTCATTGTGCGTGCCCTCGGCCAGCATGATGGTGCCCCGGTTTGATTCGGGCAATCCATCGTCCCTGTCAGGGCCTACAACGGTCAGCACAGCGGCGTTAGCTCCGTTGACATACCTATACAGCCCGAGGCCGCTGGGGAAGTAGATCGAGTCGCGCCACCGCCCGGCGCCTTTGCCAGCGTGGGGGTGGAACGGAAACTCCACTTCGGTTTTAACGAACCTTGCGTTCGCGGCGTCATGGGCATACAGCCCCTGCTTGGTCGAGACATAGAGGATCGGCTCCCCGCCTGCGTCCCGCGCCACGAACATCCCCGTGCAGTACCCGGTAGGCAGCGGTAGCTGCGCGTCAGGGGTCTCAGCCCCCGGAGTGAAGGAGTACCAGAGCTGGCCAGCATTGGAGATGCCCCATAAACGGTCATCCCACTGGGCCAGGTACTTGGTGTCTTTGGCGTCATGCGCCCAGTCAGTGTTATTGCTGCCGTCATAGCTGGGCACGGTAGCGTAGCTGTAGCCGCTGCCGCCGCTGTCATAGTGAGCCAGCACCAGGTAGTTCGTGCCGTCGCTCTTGGTGAAATTCAGCGCATCGGTGACCTGATCAGGGACAGTGAAGCTGTCGCTGGCGTGCGCCCCTATGGTTGCGTCTTCGGATCTGCCGTCCCACCAGTAGTTGCTGGCGTTGTTGTAGACATATATCAGCGGGTTTTCTGACACGGAGCCATTCCACACCGCATAGATCAGGTCGTTGAATTCGATGATCGCAGCTATGCCTGTGCCTGCCCCTGCCGTGACCAGGCCGTGCGCTATCGTGTCGGTCTGGTTCGCAAGGTTGCCCAGGACGAGGTGGTTCTTGTATCTGAGTTGGCAGTCAGACCACCATGCCCGGTTAACGTCCCCGCCGGACTCCATGCGGTCTATGCCCACGCCGCCGCGCCAGTCAGACCAGGCAATGATCGAGGTGCGCGTCTGGCTGTCTTTGCTTGTGTCCCCGATGACCACTTTGGAGGGGTAGATGGAGGCGAGGACGCTCTGGACAGGGCGCGTCGTGGGGTAAAAGACCCCGTTGAGGCTTATCTCATTGAGATCTGTGACGGTGGCGGCCATTACTCGACCAGCCGTATGTCAGTCAGCAAGGGGAAGCTCCTCCGCGCAGAGGATGACATGCCCATCCAGAACCCCGCCATATTATTTTTATTATCTGGGTCAGTTGTCGGTCCGCCGGAGGCAGAGGCGAATGCGAGGGCCGTGGCCCTGGCGATCACATACTGCTCGTCTATCTCAGAGGTGGCTGAGTCAGTTGTCAGCAGAGCAGGCTTGTCCCCGCCCACCAACTTGAGCAAACTGTACCTGGCTACGCCGTGGGCGTAGTTGTCGAAGACGATGTCCTTGGCCTCTTTGTCGATCCGCCACAGATTCCTGGGCATCTTCACCCACTGGGCCGAGTCGTTCTTGACCACGCTGATATCGTCCAGCCACACCGTGCAGGCGCCTATATCTGAATCATACTCCAGGCCCACAGATATGATCGCCGTGTCGCTCCGGGGGTTGGCCAGGGCCACCCGACAGAACGTCCAGGTGTCTGCGCTGAGAGCCGGGACATCCAGGGTCTCCAGGGGAGACGCGCAGCTCGCGGTGTTGTCGAGGAGAATCTTCAGATTCCCTGACGATGTGGCCACGGTGCTTCTGGCCCAGAACTCGATATAGTCATAGGCCGAGATGTCTTTGGGGGCTATGGAATCGGTGGCGATATCTCCGGCGCTGGCCCCGGCGGCGATCACGAACCTGTTGCTGGCCGTGCCCTGCTTTTTGATCTTGGTGTCAGCGGTGACCGTGATATCCGAGTCAACCGTCTCGTCCATTGCGGAGTTCAGCGACAGCAACCGGGTGAAGTCCACGGTTGAGCGGTAGTAGATATTCTGGATCATCGACAGCCCGGAGGGGATGTCGAACCGCTGGGTCAAGCCATCGGTGTGCAGGTCCAGCTTCTCGACAGGATCGTAAGCCTGGCCCGTGGCGTCGATGACGGCCTGATTGATCAGGTCGTCGATCCGGGCCGGGGAGTAGATATCGTCCCACAGCTCATAGGTGTCGTTGGCCACCGACGCATTGGTGAAGGCGGGAGACACCGTCAGGGTTGTGGTGGAGCTAACGTAATCCGATACCCTGGAAGCCTCCACGGTGGAGGCGGAGGCGTCGTTGAAGACCACCCATTTGCCATTGTGGTTGTCGTCGCCGCCTCTAAGGGTGTTATCGACAATCGTGGTGGTCGAGCCAGTGCCACTGGCAGACGATACATAGACGGCGCCGAGGTTATAGCCGATGCTCTGGCGCAATTGCGCCCTGGTGCGCCCCTGGACTACAGCCATAATCGCGCCTCGCTAGTATCTCTTGGACCTTACCTTCTTGCCGCTGCGTTTGGCGTAGGATTTGGTGGCCTTCTTGCTAGCCTTGCTATACGGAAACTTTTTCCTTCCCACCCTCGGCATTGCTTTTCTCCTCTAGCTCGGCAATCTTGGCATCACGCTCGGAGATGACCCTGGACAAGGTGGCGAGCTGAAGCTCCAGGTTGGTGATCTGGTTCACCTTCTGTTGCAAGGCCATCCGTATGTCCTGTTCCGTGATCTGTATCTCGGTGGCGTTGTTGTTGGTCATAGTAAATCCTCCTACCGTAGACCATCGTAATAGATTTTGTTGTTGGAGCTATTCTTGCGCTTGGCCGAGCTGACCCTGATCTGCTCGAGGATCTTGCCGATCTCCTTGCGCTGGCCTGGAGTCGGAGCCGGCTTGGAGTGCTTCATTCTTACGTCGATGAGCCAACTTTCAAAAGCATTGCCAACCATCTCTTCGATGTGGGCAATGGATGTCTCATCATCGACAAGCACCCGGAACTGATGCCTACGGCCCGTGACCTCGTCATGGACCTTGAACTGGTACTCATAGATCTTCTCGCCAGTTTCGGCATTGCGCCCCACCTGGGCGACCCCGGTGTGGGTCACCCCGGGCGGGGTCCATAGTTCCGTTTCCTTGGGGCTGGCTACCATTAGTACAGGTTCATAAGCATGACTGTGTGGTACTCGTTGTCCACACCAGCCTTGCCGTGCACCCTCGCAACCGCAGGGGTCGTATCTGCGCCAACCGCCAGGAACTGGCCCGCGTGGTTTGAGCTTGCGCCAATCAGGGTGCCCATAGCAGGCGTTCCGTCCATGGCAACGGTGGCTATGCCAGCCACCTGCACCCAGCCGAAGTAGTCAGCCGTCATGCTCATGCAGGTAACCCCGACAAACCTACCAGCAACAGCGGCGGGGGCGACGACGACATCCTTGTAGGGACTCTTAATCAACCCTACCGTCTCTGTGCCGTTGGTGATTGCCGTAACTAACCCGTCTGGCTCATCGAGCGTGGCGGTCAACGCGCCTGCTGAAGCAACATAAGCGTGCTCTTTTATCTTGTACATCTCATGCGGGTTGGCAGAGCTTCCCAGGATGGGTACGTTGATGAACAGATACCCCTCCGCATAGAGGTTCTTCGCGGCTGCGGTGGCGCCAAGCGTCACTGCAACTGTAGTTGAGCCAGCAGCGGTGGTCGCAACGGCGAGGTCTTCATCGTGGTTTCCGGCAGGGGCTTCGCTCGCAACGAGCAACCCTTCAGTTATCGCAGTGCCGCCAACCTCAACATAGCGGAACTTCCTGCCGTCCACAAACTGCATCTCCGTCCCCAGCTTGTGGCGCTGGGAAGATGTCTGCTGCTTCTCCCATCCGTAACTACCGCTTATCGTTGTGGGGAATGCCATTTTAGCCTCCTAGCTTACTGTTACAGGTTTCTTATGCACCCTGCGACCAACCGATATAATAATCCAAGCAGCCTCGGTCAATCTTTACAGCTACTCAAATACTTGGTGCGTCTTCATGTGAACACGCAGCCTGGATAGCGCCCCCGCCTTAGTCAATGCCGTCACTGGATCGCCACATTTCTGGCAGACCACCGATTCTACCTCGATATCCACCTTGCCTTCCTCCGCAATCGGCTCGACGTGGGCATTCCGAATGCTACACCACCTGCATTCGCAGGTTTCTCCGGGCAGGTATGGGAGCATGCCCAACCTAGCCTTCTTGAGAACATAGTCGGGGTTCCCCGGAACCCCCTTTAGGGGGGTTCCTACGGGAGACGACACATTGCCTTCGTTATCCAGCCCCGGAGCATGGCGGTATAGGGTGGCCTTGGGTTGCCATTCATCGATGTACTCCCAAGTGTACCCCTGAGCCACCAGCTCCGCTCTCATCCGCTGTCTATCAGTTGTTGTCACCATGCTAGTCCTCCTCTAGGCATAAGCCTAATCTAGCTAGGCGCTAGTGGATGGCGCGGCAGCATCGTAAGTGAGCGGCGCGCCTCGGGAATCGTCAAGCTCGAACACGCCGTAGTCAGCGGTGATCACCAACTCGGTGGCCCGGAGGGATGCGTCCCTCTGCCTCTCGGTTCTGTTGTCCACGCTCTTCAGCACGGCCAGGGCCGACTTCTCTGCGATCACGCCGATGGCGTCGTCGCTGGAGTCAACCGAAAGGTTTCCATCCTCAAAGATGGGGACTCCGTTCAGGGGCCTTAGACCACTGAAGAAGTTGCCGAGCAGGTCCGAAGACCACCCGGCAGGAACCGGGTAGGTGGACGATGCGGTCACCGCCGTGCTTGCGATGTCGAACACAGCGTTCGGATGCTGGAGTATATAGATCTGGCTCCCGAACTTGTTCGCCTTGGCGTATGTGATCGCGCCTGCCACGTTGGCGAGGCTCATGGTCGCGCCGGCGGCCCCAAGGGTTGTCCCGCCGTTAAGCCCCGAGTAGAGGGCATGGACATCGGTGTCTTTCTTTCGGGCCATGCCGTCGCCCAACTGCCTGCCCACGATGGACATGACGTTGGGGGCGGACTGCCGGACAAGCTTGTCGGTCAATATGACCTTGGCTCCAACCTCAGAGGCCGTAAGGTCCACTGTGGTCATGCCAATGTCTTCCTCATCGACAATGTCCTGGCCGTCTTGGAGATCGCTCATCGACATCTGTCCGACCTTCGGGACCGTCACCTGTTTCTCGCCCTTTCCCAGGGAGAAGGATTCAATCAACGCCAACGCCGGAGCGTTATGCTCCTCGGTGAACAGGGCAGCGGCAATGATTACTTTCTGGGCATTCTCTAGATTACCTGTCGTGGCTGTCTGAGCCATTTAAGACCTCCTTAAGCCTTATTCCATACCTACTGCGCGTCTGGCCGCCGCCACAGCGTTAGCTGATCTGTCACCAGCATTATACCTGTCCAACCAGCCACCGTCATTAGACGCGACCTGCGGCTCGCCTTGCGAGCTGTCGTATTGCTGTGGCGGAACCTGGGCTTTTCGTAGCTGAGTCAGTTCGGCTTGGTCTTTGTAGTTGTCGGCTATTCGCTTGGCCAATTCCTCCATTATCTGAGGAGTCTCAGCCTGTCTGAGAACAGGCAGATCCTCCATGCTGAGTTTGTACTTTTGGGCGAAATGTTCCGAGGCTGCCACCTTCCCGAGAAGGTGCTGGCCGTACTCATCGGCTTTTCCCATCAAGTTCTGCTGCGCCTGTCGCGACTGAATGTACTGCGTTGCCTGCTGCTGCGCCTGTTCAGGGGCATACCCTTGCGACTCGAGCTGTTGCTGATAACTCCGGACCTCGTTCTGAATGGCCGCCTGCTGCCTCAGTCGCTCGTATTCAGCGGCCTGGGCCTGAAGCTGCTGAATCTGCTCCGGCGTGGGCTGGGGCGGGGCCGGAGACGTTTCGGGAGTCGCGACTTCCGGGGCTGGCGGGGAAGCTGACGCTTCTGGCGCAACTGGCGGCGCGTCAGGAACCGTGGCCTCGCCCTCCGTTTCCTCGGCGTCTGGCGGCGACTCGTCAATGTCGATCTCGGGAGCGGCATTGAGTTTGTCTATCTCGCTGAGTATCGGATTCTGCGGCTCTGGCGCCGCCTCTTCAGGCGGGGCATCGGTCCCCGGCAGCGACTGCTGGGTCAGCTCTTGATTATCTGTTACCATCCTATCCCTCCTAATATGGGCTTTGTCTATATGATCCCGGGAGCTTGCCGTAAAGGCTCTGATAAAACGCGCCGTTCTGGTAGATGTAAGGGGTGTTGGCGAACCACATGATCAGCAATTGGTCGATCTCAGGGTTCTTCGTGACTACCTGGTAGCGGTGGGCCTTGCGAGCCAGGTTCATGTTCTTGATGACCTGCTGGATAGCCCGATTGGGGTGGGACTGCAATCTGCGCCGCTCCTCTGCCGGAGCCGCCAGGTACTCAGACCAGATTCCATCGGCGGTTTTGCCGATAGAAGCCAGTATTGGGTCTAGCCCCTGTTTGAGAGCGAGCATCTCATCCGGCTCAAATATCTTGTCTTCCCAGTAGCCGCTGTCCTCGATCTGCCCCAGCGCGTCGTAGTACTGGTCCACGAAGGGATGATGCTCGCCTTGATCGAGCCACTTGTTGAACCGCTCGGCCAGCCCCCCGGACTCATGAGCCATCTCGTCATCCCACTGAGCTATTTCACGATCCCACTCTAGGTCAAAAGTAGTAAAGTTAACATCATTGGTGACGGGGTCCGTGTGTTTCTTACGCACTTCTGCCCACTTATGGATAGCCCAGTACAGCGGCTCCTTGGCTCTATCGGGCGGCTCGCCTCGTTGCTCGATAGCCGCCGCCACCCTGTTGTCATCCCCGTAGACCTCTTTAATCGTGTTCACCCTTACTCGGTGCTGTTTGTTAATCGCTTTGAGGTCATCTCGGAAGGTGGTGGGGGACCATGCCGTCTGATCCTTGGGATCCCAGAGCGTCTTGGTGTTACGGTCAACAACTGTTGTCTCCGCTTCGAGCCGTTTCCTGGACGACTCTCGGGTCTTATCGACCATCTGGCCGTAATCGTCGTACCAGTACTCGGCTCCTTCTCTCTGACGCTCGCCAATCTCCCGCACCTCTCGGGCATTACGTTGATCCCGATACAAGGCCCGAATCATGTTCGGCGCGTCTTTTTCTTTTTTTAATTGCTGCCACGATGTCAGGATTTTGCCTAGATATTCCGGGTGATTGCCCTCGCCAAACACCCGCTTGACCATGCGGTCCCGCAGCATCTCGTTCGATGAAGACTTGAGGTTAAATCCCAGACCCTGAAACGCGACGCCTCGGTTGCCGAGTTTGGCCTCGATGGACGGCGTGAGCCTGTCTATATTGGCCTCCTTTGGGATGATCGGTATCCCGAAAGGAGTCAGCTCGGGGAGATCTTTGTCCTTGAACGCGGTCCGCCCCAGGGCGATGGCTACCTGGCCAGCCCCGATGGGGGCGAACTCGTCGGTCACAAACTGCAATGCCCTCTGGAGGTATCCCCATTCACCGATATCGCGGCCCATGTAATCTCTGGAACTCACCTGGGACCAGATCGCTCGGGGGGTTGTTCCAGCCCTGGCATTGATGAAGCTAAGGCCCGGCATGCCGTAGGCCCCATCGGTCAGCCGGAACATGAAGTCGAACTGCATGAGCAGATCGAGCAACGAATTGTCGCCAGCCCTGGTGGGTATCGGGAAATCAGGGGAAAGCAATGCGGGGTTGAACCCGTACTTGAAGGTGTACCACCCTCGGAGATGGAAGGGGACGTATCGGCCCCAGGGCAACGGCGAACCCCAGTCCACCCCTAAGAATCTGCCCTTCCCGTCTTTCTCGGTTAGCGTCGTGGTCGCGAAGTGAATGAGGTTAGCAACCCCGGCCATGAACAAAAACGCCCCGGCCCAGTGGGTGGCCCAAAAAGCTTTCTCCGGTCCGCGAACCGCGCCCATCATCTGGCGGAAAAAGGACTCGTTCTCGTTGAGGGAGAAGCTGAACCGCTGGAGGAACTCTCGCATGTGCCCTCGGACAACGCTCTGCTCAACCGGGATGGTGGACCACCGTTTATTGGCCCTCTTTGCCGCAATGCTCATGATCTGGCTCGGCGTCATATCGGGGTTGGTTGCCCGAATCAGCGGGATCAGGTTGTACTTCACATCGTGCAGGATGGCCGCCGGGTACATCCCGTCGAACATCCCTCGGCGCATGGCCATCTCGGCGTTCTTGATCCCCCGCCCTGCCGCCGCCACCATGCCTGCCGCCCGTCCACGCTCCACCGACTGCCGGAGCATTGTGACCCCGTCCTCTGCGTCGAAAATCGTAGCGTCCCTGACATGCAAACCATGCCTGACCAAATTGGCGTTGGTGATCTCTGCCAGGGCGGGGTTGTCGTACAGGGGCGTGTTGGAGATCAGCTCCTTGCGCAGATACTCCCTGAAGTCGGGAGACAGATTTCCCCGAGCCATATCCCTCCAGGCTTTGGGCATATTGACCAGGTGCGTATGGGCCTCCGCAAGATGCCGGAACCCCTGATGGAATGCGTCCGGGTCCGCTGTGAGCGACCCCTTCCCCATCAGCCTCATGCCCTCGATGACTCGGTAGAGCGAGGCGCCAGTCCCGGCAATTCCCACCCTGAACGAGAAATCGACCTGCTGGAAGAGAGACGCGAATAGATTCGCTCGCTTGGGGATATAGAATATATCGTCGAACTTGACATCGATGCCCAGCCGATCAAACCGCTTCTGGGTCCGCATCCAATTCCACTGCGGTTTGCGCGGGGCGAACATCTGCTCAAGGGTGTCGGCCA